ATTGTAGGCAGCTATAGCTTGTGATGGAACCTAATGGCTGGCCTGACCATCCTGCGTGTCGTCGACAACGAGACTCTTGCCCGTGCAGAGCAGGAGCGCATCGACCGTGAGTTGGCGGCCCGGCAAAACGATCCATTCGTACTTGGGCTGGTGGCGTATCTACGCGAATGCTGGGACGCGGCTCGTATCGCTAAGAAACCCATCGAGTACATAATGTTGCGCGCCATGCGGCAGCGTAACGGTGAGTACGAGGCTGACAAACTACAGCAGATCCGCGAGCAGGGCGGCTCGGAAATCTACATGATGATTACCGAGGTGAAGTGCCGGGCCGCGGAGAGCTGGCTGCGGGACATCCTGCTCGATCAGGGAACACCCCCTTGGGATCTGCAGCCCACGACAATCCCGGATTTGCCGCCCGACGCCGAAGACCAGCTGCAGCAGGCCGTGGCTCGCCGGCTTGTGGACATCATGCAGCAGACGGGGCAGGCCCCGGCGCAGGAGGACATGGCCGCGCTGCGGGAGATGGTGGCGCAGGACTACAGGTTCTCTCTACTGCAGGAAGCGCAGAACCGCGCCGACAAGATGCGGTACAAGATCGAGGACCAGTTCGAGCAGGGCGGCTGGGCACAGGCCTTCAACGAGTTCATCACGGATCTTGTGACCTTCCCGTGCGGGTTCGTGAAAGGGCCCGTCGTGCGCCGGCAGCGGATCCTCAACTACACCAAGGCTCCGGACGGCTCCACGGTTGTGGAGAGCGCTGAGCGGCTCGGGCCGGAGTATGAGCGGGTTGACCCGTTCCGGATCTACCCTGAGCCCGGGATCACCAACATCGCCGACGGGTATCTGTTCGAGCACCACCACATGAGCCGGATGGAGCTGGCCGACCTGATCGGCGTGCCCGGGTACGACGACGATGCGATCCGTAAGGTCCTTGAGGTTGGCAACGGCCAGTCGTGGATCAATGAGGATGTCGAGCTCCAGAAAGAGGAAGAGGAGCGGAAGTTCTACGCCTACAACTCCCCGACCGAGATGTTTGACGCGCTTGAGTTCTGGGGGCAGGTGAGCGGCGAGATGCTGCGTGAGTGGGGACTGAGCGAAGACGAGGTGCCGGACCCGGCTCGCGAGTACGATGCCAACGCGTGGGTCGTCGGGAACTATGTGATCAAGGCGGTCCTGAACTACGATCCGCTGGGCGAGAAGCCCTATGCCAAGACCAGCTTCATCAAGCAGCCCGGCGCCTTCTGGGGCAAGGGGATCCCGGAGATCATCGAGGATCTGCAGAGCGTCTGCAACGCGGCCGCGCGGTCGCTCGTGAACAACATGGCGCTGGCCTCCGGGCCGCAGGTCGAGGTCAACCTCGAACGCATACCGCCGAACGAAGACATCACCCAGCTTCACCCGTGGAAGATCTGGCAGGTGACCAACGACCCGCTGGGGTCGAGCGCGCCGGCCGTGCGTTTTGCACAGCCCGATTCTCGTGCGAACGAGTTGATGGGTGTGTACGACCGGTTCTCTCGGCTGGCAGACGACCATTCTGGTATCCCCGCCTACGTCTACGGGGATCTGAATGTGCAGGGGGCCGGGCGCACAGCGTCTGGGCTCTCGATGCTGATGGGGTCTGCTGGCAAGGGGATCCGGCAGGTTGTGATGCACATCGACAACGATGTGACCCACCCCATCGTTCGGCGCCAGTTCATCTACAACATGCGCTACGACCCGGACGAGTCGATCAAGGGCGACGCTGAGATCGTGGCCCGCGGCGCGATCAATCTGGCGGTCAAGGAGACGGTCAACGTGCGGCGCGTCGAGTTCCTCAACGCGACGGCCAACCCGATTGACATCGAGATCATGGGTGTCGAGGGCCGGGCGGCCATCCTGCGCGAGGTGGCCAAGGGGCTGCAGATGCCGGTCGATCAGGTTATCCCGTCCCGCGAGAAGATGTCCTACGAGGAGCAGCAGCGCGCCAAGAGCGCAGCAGCCCAGATGGGATCGCAAGGTGGCGGTGAGGCCACGCCCACGTTCCCCGGCGGAATGCCGATGGGTGGGCAACAGGCTAACACCGTGATGAATCGTAACACTGGGGGTTCGGCATGAAGCGTCCGGGCCCAGACGTGGTGAAGGCGATGGCTCTGACAAGGCGCCAGTTTCCCGAGCTCTTCGAGTGGCTTAGGGAATGGTACCGCGAAGAGCTGGAGCGGCTGCCCAGTGTTGGCCAGAACGTGACTCTTGCTCAGGGGCGGTGTCAGGTTCTCAAGGAGCTTCACGACCACATGGAAAAGTCCCCTGACTGGGCAGCACAATCCAGAGGATAGCTGCGGATTACGCACACCGATAAGGAGCGTTCAATATGGCACTACCGGCGCAAGTCCAGAAGCAGTCTGAGGCAGTGAACAAACTGTACGAAGAGCTCAACGGTAAACCCGAGGAGGCCGGCGTGGATAGCGCCGAGGCCGCCGAGGAGACTGTTGGGGTCGATACAGCCGACACGGCCGACAGTGATGGCGGACAAGCACCCGCACCCCGGCAGGAAGAGCAGAACGCCGTGGGTGACAAGGACGAAGAAGAGACCTACGAGCAGCGTTGGCGGTCCCTGCAGGGGATGTACAACGCTGAGGTTCCACGGCTTCACGCTGAACGGCGTGAGCTGACCAATCGCGTGCAGCAGCTGGAGCAGCTTCTGGCGTCGATGACCGCCAAACCCTCGGGGCAGGCTGAGACGCCTGCAGAAAAGCTCATCACCGAGCAGGACATCGAGGATTATGGCGACTCCATCGACGTGATGCGTCGGGTCTTCCGCGAGGAGGCCGGAGCGCTGAAGCAGGAGAACGCCCAGCTTCGCCAAATGCTGCAGCAGATGCAGGCAAATGTTGTGCCCAAGGTACAGCAGCTGTCACAGCGTCAGGCTGTATCGAGCGAGCAGGCGTTCTGGGCAGAACTGCAGACTGCGGTTCCAGACTGGCAGGACATCAACACCAGTCGGGAGTTCCAGTCGTGGTTGCTCGAAGTGGATCCGCTGACTGGCGTGCCGCGCCAGACATATCTGGAGGACGCGCAGCGGAATCTGGATGCACGTAGGGTTGTGAACTTCTTCGCCGCTTGGAAAGGGCAGGCCGGTGTACCGAATGCTCGGAGCACGCGGACAGCGCAGTCAGCCTCGGAACTTGAGAAGCAGGTCGCGCCCGGAAGGGGGCGGTCCGGTGGAAACAAGACGGCCGGGGAACCCAAGACCTATACCCAAGAGGACATCAAACGGTTCTTTACCGATGTCCAGAAGGGGAAGTACAAGGGTAAGGAGACTGAGCGGGACCGCATTGAGCGCGACATTTTCGCTGCACAGCGGGAAGGTCGTATCGTAACTGCATGATCTAGGAGCTAACAGATGGCTTTCCCTGTCGCCGGCGGCCGCCCGAACTATAGCGGCAACTTCATTCCCGAGATCTGGTCGGGCAAACTGATCGAGAACTTCTACGACGCCACCGTGCTCGCAGCGATCTCGAACACCGACTACGAAGGCGAGATCCGGAGCATGGGTGATACGGTCAACATCCGTACCACGCCGGAAATCACCATTCGGGACTACGTCAAGGGTCAGACCCTGACGGTCGAGAACCCCGACAAGCCGAAGCTGCAGCTTGTCATCGACAAAGGCGAGTACTTCGCTTGCGTCGAGGACGACGTGGACAAGGTCCAGTCGGACATCAACATGATGGACACTTGGTCCAAGGACGCCTCCGAGCGTATGAAGATCAAGATCGACCAGCGCGTTCTGACCGACCTGCTGCCTGACATCGCGGCCACCAACAAGGGTGCGACTGCGGGCGAGCAGTCTGCCTCGTTCAACCTCGGCACCAGCGGCGCGCCGCTGTCGGTGACCAAGGACGGCGCCGGTGGTACCACCTCGGTGGTCGATCTGATCGTCGACATGGGCACCGTCCTCGACGAGGCGAACGCCCCCGAGGGCGACCGCTACCTTGTGATCCCGGCCAAGATGGCAGGGCTCATCAAGAAGTCGGAGCTGAAGGACGCGTCGCTGACCGGCGATGGTACTTCGGTGGTGCGCAACGGCCGGCTCGGCATGATCGACCGGTTCACGATCTACGTGTCGCACAACCTGTACGTCGACTCGGGCAAGTACAGCCTGATCGCTGGCCACAAGATGGGCTTCACCTTCGCATCGCAGATGACGGAGATGGAATCCCTGCGTGCCGAGTCGACCTTCGGCAACATCATTCGCGGACTGCAGGTCTATGGCTACAAGGTTGTGAAGCCGGAAGCCATCGCGCAGGCCGTGGTCTCGTTCTAAGGAGGGTCGATAGATGACTGCTTACACCGACAGCCTCGGCTTCAATAAGGGTACCGCGGATGCGTACCTCGCCCAAGGCAATGACCACCTGACGGTCATGTCCGTCGAGCTGAACTTCGCAACGATCATTGCAGCGCGTTCGGCGGCCGGGGTTTTGGCCCTGACCACCAGCGACACGCTGCAGGTCCTGCGGATCCCGGCTGGCTCGGTTGTCCTGTCGGCCGGCTACACCGTTACCTCGGTGGAGTCGACCAATACGACGGGTACGCTCGGCCTGACGGACGGCTCCGTGACGTACGCTACCGGTATCGCTATCAACGCGACCGGTACCAGTGCGGCGAACCTTGCGAACCCCACCGTGTACAGCGCGGCGGATACGCTCGACATCTCGTTCGCCACTGCCATGCCGACTGACCTCGTGGTCAAGGCGTGGGTCGTCATGGCCGACGTGAGCTAAGGGTAGGGGCTTCGGCCCCTACCTCCATCCAAGGAGGGACTCATGTCTGTCTACAAAGGTACGACCTATTCGAACCTGCGGGCGATCAGCGCGACCGTTGATTCGCTCACTGCGACGGGAACGATCACCGGGAGTCTCGATGCCACCGGTGGTTATCTCCAGATCCCGACGGCAGCCGCGACGACCATCGCCGACATCAGCGCCGCGATCAATACGACCAACAAGGCCGCTGGGTCTGTGGTGTTCGACACCACCAACAGCAAGCTCAAGATCGCGACCGGTGCAAATGCCAACTCGACTTGGGTTGACGCTGCTGGCACCAACGCGGTGACGCCGAGCTAATGGAGCGGGCCTTCGGGCCCGCTCTCTAACAGGAGCACGCCATGGCTACGAACCTCACGGATAACACGGTCAGTGCGACCTATGAGCAGCTCCTACACGTAGATGGGGGCCCTGATGCCTCTGAGAAGATCGTGTATGGCGGTGGCGGCGTACCTACTGCGCTCAAGGTCGGTACGGGGTCTGTGGCCGTCGACAACGTGCAGATCGACGGTAATACGATCCGGGCGACGAACACCGATGGTGGTCTGACGGTTACGGCTAATGGGTCGGGCGCAGTGTCTATCCCGAAGGTCGCAATCTCTAGCGGCACGGTGGAGGGCATCACCGATCTGGCCATCGCTGATGGAGGTACCGGGGCCTCGACGGCATCCGGTGCGCGCGCCAATCTCGGACTTGGCAGCATCGCTACTCAGGCCGCAGACAACATCACGATTACCGGTGGATCGATCTCCGGAGTGTCTTTCAGCGGCACGTTTACCGGTATCACCTCAGTCACATCCGACGCGTTCCACACCTCCGCGGCTGCGGCCGGACTGACGCTGAGCAACAACGATCTTCTGGCCGACGGCACCGACACCGACATCAGCATCGATGTCACGCCCAAAGGGGCGGGCGCGGTGAACTTCGGCGGGAAGTTCGGGTATCCGACCGGCACTGGTGGCGCCGTAACACAGCTCACGAGCCGCACCACAGGTGTGACGCTCAACAAGCTGTCCGGGCAGATCACCCTCGTCGCCGGATCTCTCGCGGGCCACGAGGCCGACGAGTTCACCCTGACCAACAGTTTTATCGCGGCGACAGATGTGGTCCTCGTGAACATCAAGTCGGGTGCGGCGGCCGCCACACGGAAGTACTACACCATAGGGGTCACAAGCGTCAGCGCTGGGTCTTGTACAATCTCCATTGGGAATAATGACAACGGTGCAGTGCCTGCGACCGGCACCGACACGCTGGTCCTCAGCTTTGTTGTTATCAAAGGAGTCGCAAGCTGATGGCTAAAGACCCTCGCCTCGAACGCGCCGGAGTCAGCGGGTACAACAAGCCCAAGCGGACACCCAACCATCCGACCAAGAGTCATGTCGTTGTCGCCAAGCAGGGCGATCAGGTGAAGACCATCCGGTTCGGTGAGCAAGGCGCGAAGACCGCAGGCAAACCCAAGGCCGGTGAGTCCGAGAAGATGAAGAAGAAGCGCGCTTCCTTCAAGGCTCGGCACGGCAAGAACATCGCCAAAGGTAAGATGTCGGCGGCATTTTGGGCAGACAAAGTTAAGTGGATGTATCCGTGGCAGTGAAGAAGGGTAGCCCCAAGCCGACGAACCCCTCGCTCTGGTCTCGCGTAAAGGCGGAGGCCAAGAAGAAGTTCGACGTATACCCAAGCGCTTATGCCAATGCGTGGGCTTCCAAGGAGTACAAGAAGCGCGGTGGCGGCTGGCGCGGCCCGGACAACCGGGTGAAGAGATGAGCAAGGGTGGGCTCGGCAAGTGGTTCGGGGAGAAGTGGGTCGATGTGAAGACCGGCAAACCCTGCG